CACTTCGCTGTTTCAGGAGTCGCACAAGGGTCAAGCGTAAAGTTAAACTCTTTGTGAAGGGTATCAAAGAAGTCCTGAGGAGTTTCCCAAGTCATATCTTCGCTACTTAACATTGCTTTTATGTTTTTCATATATCTTTATTCTTTATCTGTTATTGATAAAATATCTGTCCAAAATACAAAGCCATTATCTGCCATATCTATTTGTAGTTTTTCTGTAAGTTCTTTCTTAATCCTCTCTCTTTCTTCTGCTAGGGCTTGTGTGATTGAGGTGGTGAAGAAAGATTGGACATATTTTTCGTAAAGTTTCATTGCATCTTTCTCCTCTTGCATAGATAGTCCTGCAAAGAAACTATCAAAACTTTCAAACTCCGCTAAGATTTTTTCTGTGTTGTTCATATATCTTTATTATTTTAATAATCCTCCAATAATTAGTCCTAAAACTGTACCTATAAAGAATATACCTAACAACATCGCCACATCTATTTGAAATTCTTTATGTAATATGTTTTTGAGTTGTTCTTTCATATCTCTTTTATTTTGTCTAGGGAGGAGGTAATTTCATTCGCTTTGTAATACCCTGTATTTTCTTCAATTTCAGTAACTCCCTTGTTGTTTCTGTAGATAGTCAATTCCCCCACACGTTCCCTCACCCTCTTTCTTTCTTCTGCTAGGGCTTGTGTGCATTTTCCAAGAGGACAATCTTTGAAATGGACACTGGCTGGTGCGAGGTTTTTACATATACAGCCAAGTTCTTCTCTCATTTGGTCTTTACCTGACTTCTCTGCTTGTGCGATTGAGGTGGTGAGGAAGGCTCTGAGTTCAGTAACTACCCAAGGACCTACTCCATAATGAAAATCGACGTCTTCAGTTCTTTTTATTTTAATCCATTCATCAAACTCCGCTAAGATTTTTTCTGTGTCGTTCATGTTATTAGGATTAAAAACCATACCATTGTTCATGGATTTTAAGTTTTCGTCTATACCAGCTTTTCCTTGGTCTATGTGGGATTGCTCACGAGCTACAGCTTCGTCAAATGCTTTTCTTAGTCCACTGTTTTCTCCTTCAAATATTTCTGATGGTTTCATTACTTTAGTAGGTTAGTGATAATGGGTTTTAGGTCGTCTAGGGCTTTGTTTTCTTCGTGGGTCATAATTGTTTCTTAGGTTTACAATACCAATTACTGCCACCAACTTCGTATGCATCTAAATTATTATCAGTGCATAATTTTATAGATTCAACATTTCTAATTTGACGAGCTCTGACTTCTTCACTAGTTGGTAATATTCTTGAAATTCCGTAAATAATTAAATAAATTATTGATAAAGTCAAAAGTATCCCACATAGTATCGGCAAGGCATCTATCCATTTTTCTTTTAGTGTTTTCATATTTTTATTACTTTATCTTTAAATTACCCACCTCAACCCCAAACTTCTCAGCAACTTGTTCGAGTGTTAGTTCGAGTTTATCTACTGGAGCTTGTTTGATGGTGTAGCCATCATTTTGTAGTTCTTCTTTGTGATAAAAAGCACCAGAAACATTAAAATCAGTATCTGATAAAAACACTAAATCATTTCTAACATCTAATACCATTTGTTCATTACCATTTTTATTAACCACCACATCTTTCCATTTCAGAGTGTCCCAAGTGATTGTGGGGTTGTGTAGTTCTACCCAGTTTTTGTCCCAAGTCCAACTTGTATCGTCATTTGAATCGTCTTCTTTTGTAATGACATTTCTATTATTATGTAGATATTTGACTTCCAATATTCTCCCTGCTAGTTTTTTCATATTACCATTAGAATAAACATCACCATTTATCTCCCAAAAGTTCTCTTTCACTTTTACTTTGTCTCCTACTTTAAATTTTGACATATGTTTTTAATTATTTAATAATCCCCCTATAAATGTCTTGGTCTCCTCTGACTGGTCGTTGAAGTTGTCTTTGGAGAGGTTCCAGTAAGGGTGTCCTCCTACATACACTCCCTCTGGAGTTGTCGTTCCAAACTGTCCAGATTTAGCTTCTATCACTAGAGATTCGTCATCGATTGCCAACATTACCACTGATATTGTGATAGGTTTGTATCGTTTTTCAGTACAGTCAATTCCGTCATACTCTTGCTGTGAAGTTGCTCCACAATGGGAACATCTAAGATTGTTACCCTTAAAAAGATGAGAGGCAGTTTGTACTGTACTTGGCACTAACTTTTGAATTCGTTTTATTGTTTCTTCGTGGGTCATAGTTTTAATTATAGATTAGAAATTCTTTTTAATACGTCTGCCGAAGTGTGTCCATCGAATTCTGGTGCTTTCTCTAAAGTTTCAGCGAAAAAAGTTTCATCCCACTTATCGCTTGGTAGATGATATGTTATTTGTTTATCTTTTCGTTTATCTATCCCAAGAATAAACCAGCCTTCAAAACTAGACCCGTCTGAATGTAATTTAGAACGCCAAACAGATATATCCCTCTCCCAATTTTTACACAATGCTATGTAAAGCGTAATCCTGTGCTCATACAGTTCTTTGAATGTGTGGTATCCGTCTGATGTATCTTCTGTTATTTTTATTGTTTCTTCGTGGGGCATATAGTTAGGAAAAATCCTTTACTTTAATTTTTGTAATAAGTCGTTCTCCAAAACCATTATTAAGTACAAAGGCAGGGCGAGCGACAATCCCCTCCATCTCAAAATCTCCAAATGTACTTTTAGGTTTACTTTCCACAAAAGCAATAAGTTCTGCTAATGTAACCTCAATAACTGTTTTTACAATATCAATTCCAAATGATTCTGCTATTCCTAAAACACTTCCGTGTCCAAGCCATTGACCGTCTATCATTACATCAAATAAGATAAATCCTTTATCTGGTCGGTAACCTCCACCTTTTTGTATTCCTGCTCCATATCCCTCTCCATAAAAACAAACTTTCCTATCTTTGAACTTTTCTGCAAACTTTTGTCGTTGAGGTAGTGTTGAGAACTGGTTTTGAAGTGCTGTAATTAAATCCATAGGTAACTGGGCATTGTCTGTTTTACCATTTATCATTACATTCTCTCCATCCCACATAATACGGATATTTGTACCATCAATCTTCTCTGTTCCGTACCAAGTGAGGTCTTTCAAATACTCAAACTCTGGTCTTGACCAATCTCCTTTTACAAGTTTGTTTGTAATTTCATTTCTCTTAAATGGACTATATATTTTGTTATATTCTTTCATTTTATTTTGTTTTTAGTTATTTAAAATGTTTTAACACAACTAATTCTTTTATTACGGCACGATAAAGAAAACTTGGCATCCATTTTGGTTTTTTCTTTACAATTATCCAAAAATTATCTTCTATTTTCTTAGCGTGATTTTCCAGCATTTGACTTGTATACTTTTCTACTATTGTTTCTTCGTGGGGCATAGTTTTTAGTTAGATAATAATCTGCATTTTGTGGCTATTCGTTGGTTATCTTTTTTAGTAAACTTTCAGCATCAGAAAACCAAGAATCACCCAAATTATCAATTTCAAGAATCTCTTTTAATTCATAGATTTTGTCGGTGGTAATTTTTCTGACCATCAATGCTGTTTCATCTTTGTCGTAACCAATACCCCAAAATGCAATTCTAATTTCATTTATTCCTGCTATCTTGCCCAATAGATGTGCTTTTGCTTCCTCTTTTGTTTGTATTTTCATATGTTTTTAGTTAGATAATAATTTCTGGTAAATGGACAGTTGGGGAACAACAGGATTCGAACCTGTTCCGTCTCCTTTCGAGAGACCTTCTACCCTTAAAATATTATTCCCCCAACTATCCACTTACCTATTGAAGAAATGACTGGGATAGTGGTTATTCGGTGTAAACACTTTTATTCACCACCACCCAAGACAGGTCTCCAATACTCTGTTAAAGAACTACTTAGCTCTGGTAAATGCTCTGAATCGAGGAGGTAAAGATTTGAGGACAAGGACAAACTTTTCAGTTTGGTTAGAAGCCGATTATATACCACGGCAAACCCCTGCTACCCTATAGTCACTTTACATAGAGAAACTTTATTTTGTTTTTCACCTTACGCTGGTATTTCTCTCTGGTTGTCGCCAGTTCGTGCGTCTACCTATTCCGCCACTCCTCGATTCAAAGTACTTACCTCCACTACTACCCTATGAGCTTACAGCACGCTGTCGGTTCCCAGACACAGTGTAAGGGTCTTAGTACGTTGGGTGGAAACTAACCCCCCTGTTGTGCTCACTTTGCGTAGGCTTTACAGCCACCCCTACACTGTACCGAGGAGTAATGTATTGATAAGTTGATCTATTGTTACACCTCTTTTAACTGCTTCGCGCTTTACTTTCTTATGTGTTGACGCCTGCACTAACAATGCTTTGTATGTTTTTGTCATGTCTATATGTTATATAATATATATTAGATAGTCAACCTATCAACTGTGGATAACTACAACTGAAATATCCTTTGCTCTTGCGGAAGTGAGTGAGCGACGTTTGGATAGTTGTGACTCTAAATGAAATCGCTCAACGGAGATGATGCAGAAAAACCACGGGAACTTTATGACAATCCACGAGGGTTGTCTGACCATGCCGATATAGTCTGGATTGCCATCGAGACCAACGACACGAATGAGCGCACCCTTGTCACCCCTGATACGCATACCATAGGCTATCTGCTGTGGCTTCACATCAGAGAAACTTAGATAGTCTTTACTTAAAGTATCCTTCAGTTCAAATGAACCCTCCATCGGATGTGCCTCCCACCACTTGCGAAAGGCAATACCAAACTTCGCTTCTTGTTGATTATTGATTTGAGGTAAGTTGGGAAGGGTCATTTAAATATTTATGTGGATTCATATCCTTACCTAACTGTATACTATCGTATATACGCTGGTCCCAAATTCCAGCAATCAAGTAATAATACTGCAGTGGTCGCAGATGCAATGGGTGTCGTAACCTTCCGAACATTTGAGTGTGGTCGACATTGCGATGTGACATACTCGCAAACACCATCGCGCTAAACATCCACCCATCAAAGCCTACACCCATCTGGGCCTGTACGATAAAGTAACACTGATCACTCTCTTGTGCTTGTCTTATAGTCCCTGCTGGGTCTTTTGTTCTCCCATCGAGAACAAACACCTCACGCTCAGTTGCAAGTTCTTTTGCGAGCGCGTCAATCTGAGCTGTGTAGTGAGCCACAATGATTATTTTCCGATACCCTAAAGCCTTAATTACAGGAAGTTTCGCGGACTGCTCCCACTGATGTTCATCAGTCCAACGGGTGAGCTCATCCACCGGCACGACACGCTTTGGTGTTTTCACTTTAATTATCTCAGTTGTAGCTGGTGGTAGGTAGTCCACACAATCCTTCAAAGAGACTATGTTCACATACTTTTCAATGTACGGCCTGATAAGGATTCTCCAATTGTCTTTCAGGAAGTACGCAGGGAAACGCAGGAACGGCATGTACTTGAGATCGTAAAACTTCGCTCGCCAATCTTTCCACGGTATTACCACTCCGATATAACAGAGCAAGGTATGGAAGGAACTCGGATCATTTCGCACAGGAGTGGCGGTGAGAAGCATCACGTCCATCTCTGGGTTTGCTTTGATGAAGTTGTACATAGCTGTTGCAAGTTGGGAGCGACTCTTTGTGAATAATGCGCTACCGAAAGTATGGGCTTCCTCAATGATGAGGGCTGTTGGTTCTTCTATTTTTTCCCATGATTTCTTAAAATTTTCCTTACTATAGACTTTTCCATGAGGGCATAGTGTCACCCAATCTTTTACAAGTTGTTTTGGACACACAATAATAACGTTCCTGTTTCTACAGGAATGTTTAGACCAAATAGAAGCAGGTAAAGATTTTCCAACCCTCATCTCGAAACCTAAAATAGATTTTTTAAGATTTTCGTCTACAACTCTCTGCTGATGAGGCCATAATTTCATAACAAAACCCACAACGTTTCCGTTATGAGTTCTATATGACTAGAAGTCTTTTATATCTTCTTCACTCATGTTTGAAATGACTGCTTCATTTCCTGATGCGAGCATAAACTTAGCATCGCTCTCTACAGTTGATTTAACAGTGGCTTGGTTTTCTGCAATTAAATCAAATTCTCCTGAAGAGATAGGACGACCAATGTTGAATTGCATTTTACGGTAGGTATTTGTCCCGAAAGTTTCTTCTGTACTACTTAGAATTGTAAGCACTGTCGAAGGATTACACTTTCGCTTGTACGAAGAAAATTCATAACCTGCTGAAACTGATAGGTCTAGCTGGTGAAGCTCACCTTCATACATGACATAGAGAACTGTTTTCTTGTCGAGTGATGATGATGGCTTTCCTTTTGCTGTGAGCTTTGGGTAAAGAGATTGCAAGTCTTTCTCTGTACCACGCTTGATAACTTGTTTATCTAAGTAGAGCGGTAGCACCTGCTCTGCATTATCGTAAACAGGTGTTGAATAAAACTTATTAAGACCTGAATCAAACTTTGTGAGCTTGTATCGGTGATAGACGATTATACCGTCTACTACCTCACCAGGGAGGTATGTGCGTGTCCATACTTTCTTACCCTCTTCATTTGTTTCACCCATGTCTTTCTCAGTGTAGAAAGTTCCTGCTGACTCGATTACTTTGATCTGCTTGTTCTTACCAGTGCCAGTCTCTTCTATAATATCCTTACTCAATAGACCAAACTTTGGTAAAATCATTCGTCCACTATCTTCGTTTACTGGATAGTTCCCGTTTAATATCGCTAACTGTTCTTCGCTCAATGGAGCGAGTTCTTGTGTTTTTTTCATATTTATTTTTAAAGTTACTTTTAAATGTGCTTTGAATGTTTCGACTCGAACGCTCAGTGTAGAATTCACGATGTGAACTCTACACTGAAAGTTCAAATCTTCTCACGTGTAGCCCAGTGGGTGTTACCCACCAGACTATCGTTGAATATTTGCCTTTCGCTGTTTATTATAGCAAGTGGGTAGGTATGTGCAAGGGTTTAGATTGGGGATAACTTTTTCATTTCTACAAATACAAGCATCTCCTTATGCGTCTTCTTTATCAACGCGCCGAATGTGGCTATGTCGAGCATATTGCGCTTGGTGGTGAACATCTTTGGCTCGCCTGTGGTGTAGGAGAAGTCACCTGACTCAAGGATAGGTATAGCCCATAGTCGGAGGCGTAGTTTCTCGGGAGGTATCTTGAAATTGATGTAGTACAGTAAGGAGTAAAAGGTGAGCTGTCCCCAGTCATCCACCTTACGCTGTGTCCATCTGTCTTTGTTGACGCTTGTCTTGAACTCATCAATCCCCGGCAAGTCACGGAAGGAGTTGTCGAGGTGTCCTGTGATTTTAATCGTGCCGAGCATACCCGCAAGTGTGTCCTCAAATATACCTGAACGGTCATTGAGTGTCGGGAGGAATAATGGATCGGCGGGAATGCGCTCACCTACTTCAATACCTATCTTCATTAAATAATTTGGAGGTTTGCGAATACCAAGGACGTAACCGTCATACCACTCGTCTTTATCGTACTCCAGAAAAGCGTTCATGCTCGACCATGAAATAGTCGGGAATAGCAGTTGAGTGGTAAGGTCTCTTTCTTTAAATGGGTTTGTTTTTTTCATGGCGGTTTTTAAAAGCTAAAGCTCGTGATCTACCTTTTACATTTCGACATTGAATGCAAATGAACGGGTGATGGTGGCTACTAATGACTCGTACTTTCTCCAGTGGGCCCTTGCATGTACCGCACACAGGAGGAGGGGGCGGTATGTATGCTTCACGACATGGGTCCTCTTGGTCTACACTATCTCTCCTATGCCAGACGATGGTGGAGCCGTCAGACAGTGTGGTGTAGGTTACATTATCAGTGAGTGTGATTATACGTTTACAGTTGATACAGGCGTGCTCCTGTATATCACTGAAGGTCTTATGTTTGTCTGTGGTGTGTGCTTTGGTGAGGGGCATTTTAGAAATTGGTAAATGCTTCCTCGGCTTTTATATCCTCTGCCTTTTTTATCTCCTTACTCCCTTTGATGATAGCGTTACGCCAAACTCTCACTTTCTTTTTACCTGTGAAATCTGTACTCTGGCCATCGGCTATAAAGGAACAGTAGTCCTGCATACGCTTACCGAGCATCTCTTTGGTTTGCGCTGAAAGATTGTTAGCCTCGCAATATAAAATGTATTGCTGGTACATCTCTTCTTTGTCCATCTCCGCGCCATACTCTTTCTCTAAGGCGGAACCTACAAACATAGCAATTGACGAACCTGAGCGCATCATCTCCACTTTTGTCTGCTCTGCGGTATTGGTGTATGAGAATTTACTTTGCCCAAGGAGTCTCGCGAGACCTCTCATCGCTAGGTTGAATAGTCCAGAGCGCTCCTCTTCGGTCGTCAGTGTTGCGATAAAATTTGGGATAACCGTTTCAATGCGATTTTCAAAGCGGATAACCATCCAGCGATTGAAGTACGCTTCATCATTCATCTCCTGTACGTCGGGGATGCGGTTACAAGCGAAGGTGAACTTTGAGAAATTGTGAAATGAGAACTGATTGCCGAACTTATACTCACCTGTCACGGAACCACCACCTGTCGCCATCTTGAAGGCACCTGTATCTGTCACATCCCTCGCACTCAATTCATCGACAAGGTTGCCGTGCTTCTCGTATAAATGTGCGGCACTGAATTTATCGCCAGTCATTTTCTGTAATGAGATTGATGAGATGTTCGGACGGCCAAGAAGGTGAGTTACCACTTCGAGGAGTGTCGTCTTGCCGGTGTCTCCTGCTCCAACGAATATAATCGCCTTCTTAAACATATAATTTCGCCAGAAGTAAAAACCCATCCACTCTTCCACGATAAGGCGTTGCTTTGGAGTTAACACTTGATCCAAGAAGGCCTCGGTCTTCGGGCAGGTAGCCTCGGGGCTGTAGATGACAGGGAACTGATATGTGAAATGATACTCTGGAGAGTGAGGTAGTAACTCCTTTGTCTCGAAGTCGTACACGCCATTTTTGAGAGGTATAAATCGCGCTGGAGTGTCTTGAAAGATAGAACGGGGGTGAGCAGTAGCGTCGCATATTTTATGATACGTTTCAGACTTAGCCGACTTAGTTACAGAACTGCTTAGGATTGTTTGTATCTCTGGATAGATGACGAGATTGTCGGCTCCGGGGCGATACATACCATCTTGGTAAATAAACATTTCGCGCTCGCGCTCACCTATAGTGATGATGGTGTATTTGGTAACGATGTATTTAGCCAAGAGGAATGTCGCCTCTGTTTTATTCTTTTTAAACAGCTCAATTATTGCTTGAATACCATCGTCTTTTGATTCTGTACCCTCCGACTGGGGTATACCATTATTTTTTAAATGAGTTCTTTTAATACTCTCCCATACATTGCGGAGTTCCTCTGGTTCTAAAAGTGGTTTGTTGTAATTTTTATTCCACTCTTGAAATGTTGGGTAGCCAAGAGGTTCCCACAGTGCATAAGACATCTCATACATAATCTTGCCAGCCAACTGTGTGGCCGACATGTTACGAATACCTTGATCGTTTTTGTCAGTGAAGAATTTATTCCAATCGGTTGGACTGTCCTCTGTAACCTCAAGCCATGAGGGGGCATCTTCTATCTCCATGTCTTCATCTACCCACTCATAAGCCTTACCGTTCGGGTGAATGGATGGGGGTATCACCGCGTAGCTATTGTCCGAGCGTATATCAACGCCTTTACGAATACCCGCTTGCATATGGGCAAGCCCCTTACGCCATTTGTATACAAGATGTGAACCTCCTGAGCCTGTTGTCTGTGCTAGCGTCGGTGGTAGCTGTAATCCTTTTGTATCTACCTCCCCATGTCCTGAGTCTATGTCCACAATAATAATACCCGATACTTGTCCGCACACAACAGCGATGTTCGCATCTTTCCACATACCCCACCACGCTCTAACCTCATCCTCGGAAGGTAATTGCGTCTGGTACTTTGTCCACGATTGTATTGCAGGTTTTTTAGAACCTTTTTGAATAGGGATGATTGACCATTTGTATGTTTTTAAATAATGTAAAGCTTGTTCTAACATGTTGTTTTTTTACACACAAAAAGCCGAACAGATGATGGATGCATTGTTTAAAATGCCATCTGTTCGGTTCTTTGAGAATATAAAATTTGCATCCATTCGCATATAATACGCTTCGCTCAATACTCATGCAAACTTTATGCTGTGGATAACTTTTTCTTTGCTGTGAGCATGAGAAGTGCTCGGTCTTTTTTCTGCTGTGTGGTCTTTTTCTTCCACATTTTCTTTACACGAATAGATATTAAGAGTGAGCGTTGTTCGGGGGTGTATTGTGCCCAGAAGGCTTTTTTTGCGAGGTTGTGTTTGATACCCATATAGTTATATATTAGCACTTACTTGTAATTTTGCAACCGCTTTCCCCATCCTTCTAATATTTCTCCAGCTAGATGTGGACTCAACCTCATAAGTGCCCAAATAGCTAAGATGTACCATAAATCTTTTATTGCTCTTTTCATATTTTATTTTCTAAATGTAATTTGTGTTTATAAGCTCTGTGTTCGCGCATTATTGCATTCCATTTTTCTTTTGAGGGTCTGTACCTTCCATCTTTACTCCTCTCAATAAAATCCTTGCGAGCTTGTGCCAGTCTTTCAGGAAATATAACAAGCTGTATCGTTCTCCTACTGCATACACCTTCAAACTGCCTAGCAATTTCACGAATAGGTATATTACTTTTATGTAAATAACGCATCCGTTCTTTGTCTTCGTCGGTTATTTTTACCCTACGGTCAAGATTGCGAGGTAGTGGTATTGTATTTGATACGTAAGGCATTATCGTAGGTTATAGGGTATAAGGACAATCTCAATTTCAGCACCGGGTGTGGGTGTGCCTGCTTTGAGGGCTTCGAGGAGTCTTTGTTCGTTGAGGTCAAAGTATTCGTGAGGGATTTTAGTGATGTCTGTAATTTTGAGTGCTTTCTTTTCTCGAAATTGCACTGACCCGTCGTCTGTTGATGTTGTTTTCTCGACTACTTCGAGGGATTCTATCTTCTCTACGGCTTTATTAAGGGAGAGATTGCCTCTGCCTGGGGCTATACGAGCTGTGATAGCGAGTTCTTCGGCTTTGCGTGTGTTGACGAGGGCAGTCTTGTATATGGTCATCTGGGAGCGGATATGGGCGATTGCTTGCTCGTTTTGAAGCTCAGAAGGCTTCCATCTGGCACGTTCCGCCTTTGTGGCTTCGAGAAGTGGCTTGAGCACTTCGTCTTTAAGCTCAGTGATACGATCATTGAACTTATTCAACTGGGAGAGCAGTGATGTGGCCTGTGTCATATCCTCTTGGTTGTTAATGGTGAGGGTGAGCGCTTGGCTTGCTACAGGGCTAAGCTGTTTGATGAGTTGTGTGGTCATGTGGCATTTAGTTGGTTAACCAAACATTATTTGCTTCTGTTAAAGATTCTGAAACCCTGATTAGTTTATTCGATTCAATAGATAATATATTTTCTTTTTCTAAATACAGCACGCGTATATTCATATTAAATGATTTATTAATAAGAAAAATAAGACCATGGACTGTTTCGGAAAGTGTTTTTTTTATTGGAAAGCTATTAAATGCGCCAGCTTTCTCTTTTGCTGTAAAAACAACATCATTGATGGTTATATTATCCATATCTTTAGGAATTTTTGACAAATACAGTGACTCTTTAAAAAGCAAATCACCTGCCCCGTCCAGTGTTGGCATTGTGTTAAAAAGCAAATCGCCTGCCCCGTGACTTGTTGTTTCGTTTGGGTTCGGGCGGTCCAGTGCTTGCTTTTGGAATAGCTCGATGATTGCATCCTCATCCGCTTTTGTGAGTGTGTAGATTATTCTGTCTCGTGACTTGTTGAAAAAGATAATCGCTATCGGCTCGCCCTTTGCGTCCATGAGGACGGGCAAGGCTTGCCGTTCTATTGTTGATGTCGTTGATGTTTGCATGGTGTTTTGTACTGGTAAAAGTCTACAAACTAAGCGTTGCGGACTTTTTAGGATACAAAAAAACATCACGGCTAGTCGTGATGTTTTCGTTTTCCGCTTATTGTAGGCGGTGTACGTTTACATTTATATCTGATTGCTCATGCAATAGCGTTCTACCTCCCTTAACGTCAGATACCGGGTAATAGTAAACGGTATACTTTCTATTGTTTACCTCCTCATATCTTAAGGCAAGGCGTCCAATGGTGATGCGGTTTATGTTTACGTCTATTATTATTTGACTGTTACCCGTCTTTATTTGTGCTTTACCACGTTCTGATGTGGTTGTTGTGGAGAGTTTCATGTTAGTAGTTTTGGATTATAAAGGCTTCTGAGTCTTCAATGCCGATCACTTGAGTATGATTTTCTAAGTCTTCGATGGTCTCTATATCGCTATAATTGCCCTGTAGCTCTTTAAAGTTCTTATACTCTGTATAATCACAACACAATCCCACTGTGTCCAGGTCTATGTCTTCACCCATATCTTCGCTTAACAGCTCTAGGTAATCGAATAAAGCACGCTTGCCTTTATAGGTGAAGTTGTTTTTATAGGTATCAGAAAAAGAATCCAAGAACATACTAAAATTTACATTTTGTTTTATCATGTTTTTATATATTACTTATTAAGTTGTCAAAGTACTGTGTCCATTGCCCTAGCGTTGCAATGTAAACAGTATGGAAAGCACTATAAGGGGTATAGTGCTCTCTAACTGGTTACTTGATGTTAAGGGCCATTAGTAAATTATGCAGGGCTTCGAGGCGTGTGGGGCCGAGAAGGTACTGACCTTTGTAAATTGCTACGTATTGAGCTTCGTTATATTTGTATAGTTTCATATTTATATAGGGATATTGTAACCGTTGATAAAATTGTGGAAGGCGCCTACGAACAGGCCAAGGATGATGAGGGCAAGCAATGTTTTTGTGAATGAATCCATAAAAAATTATTGATTAACTAATATATGTATATTATATACTTGCATGTAATTATATGCAAGGAGAAAGGGTATAACTGTGGACAAGAAAACGGCTATGCTAAGCCGTTTTAAGTTATAATATATTATGTTGGTTGTGTCTATAGTGGTAATATGTCAATGCGTGGATCGTATTCTATATTGTCCATAATAATATCAAAGTATCTTTTTTTCTGTTCTATGGTCATTTTTTCCAGTGATTCAGGTGTCATTGAATTAATATAATCCCCGCGGGTGATCTTTTGTTTTTTGTAGTACCTTGCTGAAGCTTCTTTTGCTTTTTGTTTGCGCAATTCTTCGCGATCTTGAAATTCTTTATGTGTAAATAGTTTTATAGTTTTTATTCTCATGTTTTAATTCTATATGATAATTGATAAAATGGCTTTTTTGATATAGAAATTCTATATCATTTCCAGTATAGTCAATATGATAAAAAAAAGCAAGTTTTCTATATCATAAAAAAATGTTAGCCATTTAATAGAAAAAAGATACAGAAGATACATTATATTTTAATTTATTAGAGTATTTTATATAATATAGAGATATATTACTAATTCTTAGTAATTCTCATATTTATGGTACTTGTAGTAGTAATCCCGTTTTTGATGCCTCTTCTGTATCCGTTTTGTAATTTTAAACAAAACGGTTTTAAACCATGCCTCTATACGCTCTTTTTATATGTAAGTAGCACCCATAGTACCTCTTTAATAGCCTTGGAGATCGTACGCAATACCCCTTTCAATACCCTTTAATAGCCCCTTGCATATAACTTATACACCTATCAATACACCTTTAATGGGTATTATATGGCTATATATATACGTTTATCATGTACCCTGTGCACAACATATATTGTGCGACATAGTCCATGGGTATTGTGTGCGCATGCGTGGTGTGTGTGCGCATGTGTGGTCACGTGGTGATGTATGGTCAATTCTATTAGGCAAAAACCCACACGGGGCGAATGGGTATAATCTATATACCCAAAATTTCGCCAAGCACTCCCAACCCCCTCCTTGACATTATCAATAAACCATGACATTGCTCTTACATATACCCTTGTGGTATAATAATAACAATTATGAAAGAAATACCCGCGAAAGGCTTCCAAATTGAAGTCACTAAGCTAGTCCCTATAAAGATAAAGGTTCAAATCTCCAACGAGATGGAGCAGTTCTGTCAGTTGTACACCACAGACCGCCAATATATGGGTGATCCAACTAAGGCGTATATGAAAGTCTATGGTGAAGAGAATAAACTCATAGCTACCCAACTAGCTAAGGAGCTTCTTTCTAAGGACCAAATCAATCAACGTATTAACCAGTTGATTGAGGACACAGGTTTCAACGATATGAACGTCGACATGCAACATAACTACCTCATAAATCAACACAGAGACCTTCCTACGAAGATGAAGAGCATTGAGCACTACAATAAGCTTAAACAACGCACCAGCGAGCGTGTAGAGCTTATCTTGCCACGTCCTATCATGGACTTAGATGATGATGACTCGGAAGTAATCAAAACACCCAATGCTCTTCTCGAAAACAACAGCAACTAAAAAGATAATTAAATTATCTAAGTCTACTCCTGAGAAAAAAGCTCCGAAGATTCGTATTATTCAAGGTGGAACCTCTTCTTCTAAGACTATTTCCATTCTGCTCTACCTCATAGCCCTCGCCCAAAACGATGCCCCGATGGATAAAACCCTCACCAGCGTCGTTTCGGAGTCAATTCCGCACTTAAAACGAGGGGCCATTCGCGATTTCAAAAATATAATGCAGGCGCAAGGCTACTGGAAGGATGCGAGCTGGAATGGTACTGACTCTATCTACACGTTTGAGAATAAAAGCCAGTTGGAGTTCTTCTCAGCTGACAACGGTGACAAGCTCCGTGGAGGTCGTCGTGACAGGCTGTTTATCAACGAGGCCAACAACACTACCCTCGACGCTTTTGACCAGTTAGAGGTGCGTACCAAGGAGTTTGTTTTTCTGGACTACAACCCAAGTAGTGAGTTTTATGCCTTTGAGTTTCTCAACCCCACTTCCCCTATTTATCGTTCTGACGCTGAGCGTATTATCCTCACCTACAAGGATAACGAAGCTCTCGCACAAAGCATTGTCGACTCCATCGAACAACGTAAAAACCGTAAGGGGTGGTGGTTGGTATATGGCCTTGGTCAGTTGGGTGAGGTGGATGGTAAGATATACAAAGATTGGGCAATCATTCCAGAACTCCCACAGGAAGCTAAGTTGGAGCGTATCGGCGTGGACTTCGGCTATTCAAACGACCCAACAGCTATCGTGGCAGTCTACCGGTACAACGGCGGGTTTATTTTAGATGAGATTGCTTTTCAGAAGGAGCTATCGAACAAACAGATAGCGGACACAATCTTAAACTACGACAGCACCATACTCGTCATCGCGGACTCCGCTGAGCCTAAGTCTATTGCTGAGCTCTCTATTCATGGGGTGACGGTGCTCGGGGCGGAGAAAGGTAAGGACTCAGTAGCGAACAGCATTCAGGTGGTGCAGGACCAGCGTGTAAGCGTCACCCAGAACTCGGTGAACATAATCAAGGAGTACCGCAACTTCCTTTGGCGGACGGATAAAGATGGAAAAATCCTCAACGTCCCTGAACATGGGTTTAAAAACTCAATGGATGCGATTGCCTACGCGATTGTCTCCATCATCCGTATTGGTGAACCTTCAGAGCAACAGGAGCGGTATATCGCTTCGTCACGGCAAGATAGACACTTGACACAAACAGATAGCGGTTTATCTTTTTAATGGTTATATGGTATAATTATAAAATGAGTATCAACCAACAAATGGCATCGGGATTAATCGGTCAGATGGAAGAGGAGATTTCGCAATACCTGACACAGACCGTTGCTATCTCTGAAGATGAAAACTATTCACAGGCTAAACTAACTCGACGTATTTCTCTATTCGAGAATAGAATATATCCGACAGGTAAATTTGATAAGCAGGGTAACTACAAATATTGGTTTGATATTATTACACCACCGATAAACTCTGAGGTTAAAAACATTGACTTTGATACAAAGGACCCTAAGGCGTATTCTAATCGCGACTCTGACCAACTGGCGTGCATCATCACTAACCTGACGTTAGAGAACTACCTACGTACGACAGGACAGGCGGAAGAGATAAACTCTGCAGTGGAGCAAGGAGCAGGGTGGGGGAATATTCTGTGGAAGCGTGTGAAGAAAAGTTACGAGCGACTCGACCCCCGCAACTACTACATCATTAACCAGACAGCTGAGTGCGTGGATGAGACTCCGATTATCGAGCGTCACGCGATGACCTCCAGTGACCTACGGAAGAAAATAAACGTCTGGTGCAACGTACAGGATGTCCTTGATAACAATAAGACAAATAGCTATAAGGCAACGATAGCCACTCAAGGACAAGATACAACTGTCCCTTACTATGACATGTACGAAAGAAACGGTGAGGTGTCCGTGAAGGACTTAAAGGACGCGCGGGGAGAAACACCGGCCGAGGGGGATGAGAATAAATACACACTGGCGAGAGTTATTGGTGCAGGTGTGAAAGGTGGAACCTCTGGTGTGCAGATCACGTATATCGTCTACGCTGAGGAATTGAAGGGTAAGAAGATGTCTGACATTTATGAGGAGTATCACCGGTCACGCTATAAGGGTAAGTGGTGGAGAGAGGGTCTCTATGAGCTACTCTTTGACCTTCAGGTAAGAGGAAACCAGATTGGAAATCAGTTGGCTCAAGGACTTGAATTTGCGTCTAAGACACTGTTCACGACTCCCGACAAACTCATCATGCAGAACATTATAACGGACATGAAAAATGGGGATATTATTCGTGCCTCATCTTTCCAGCACGTACCTGTCCGTATGGAGGGCTTCGAGCAGTTGGTCAACCAGTGGAACATGATCATCTCTCTCCGAAATGAAATATCAAACTCTATGGAAATCGTTACTGGTGAGAACTCTCCCAACCAACCATTTCGACTTGGTTCGCTCCTTAACCAGAATGCAAATAAACTCTATGGCTTTATTCGTCAGAAGCTCGGCATACCCTATGGGAATATGTTTGAGAAGTGGATTATCCCTGAGCATATTAAGGACTTAAAATTAAAGGACATTCTCTCTCTTACAGGTGATTCTAAAATGCTAGACCGTCTGTGCATGATGGTAGTGGACTCATGGTATCTACAGAACCTCGTTACCTTCCCACCACACACTAACGAGGATGCGGTTACTATAAAAATGCAACAACTAGAATCGCTCAAAGCCCGACCTCAACTTTTGGTTACAGGTATCAAAGCAGTCTTAGAGGACTTCATACCTCATGTAGTAGTAAACATCATTGGTGAGAATATGTCTGTTGACTCAGACCTCCAGACTATCGGTACATTCGTTGGTCTTGAAATGGATCCTGTGCGAAGAACGGCGCTGATTGAAATGGCGATGAAGAAGAAAGGTATTGATGTGGGGAATTTACCAAAGGCTCCACCACAGCCTATGCCACAGCCTGACCCTACTGCTCCGTCTGACGAACAGCTTAATAAGAAAGCACCGACAACGGCTTTCGGTAATCGCCCTGCGGCTGCTTATTAATGAAAAAGAAAACCAGAATAAAAGATTTTGAGAAGATGTATAAATCTCTCACAGACCCAGACGAGGTACAGAAAGTAATTCGTAAGGAGAGTCTTAAAAAGATGAAGGAGGATAAGATGAAAGACACAGGTCTTTAGAAAATGACAAAAAAAGAACTTCAAAAAGTAATAGCAGAAAAAGATAGTCGTATTTTTGACTTAGACCGTGATGTCTTTGAGGCACAGCAGTTCGGAAAAATTGCTGAGGACAAGCTCACTGTTTGGGTCAAACGTCATGATGTCTTGCTTCTGGCGTATAAGGAATTATTAAAAAATAACGAGCAAAGCTCAAAAAAACATGGCAAAAAAAGCAAAGGAAAAAGTAGTAAAAAGTAACTTCACCCCAGAGGAAACACTGGAGTTGCAGGAGATGATTCGGTTAATAAACTCAAGACACTTTGAGGTAGCCCAGATAAAAAATAACACTGGTCTTATCGAAGATGGACAGAAGTTCCTAAAGCAGATGGAGTCTCTCTCACAGATACTGGAGGGCGTTAAGTCTCTCTGGGTTAATCAGAAACTGGCACAGCATGGATATGAGAATGGAGTTAAGTGTCAGATTAATTTATCAACAGGACATATAATCGAATCAGAAGATGAACCCACAAACAGCTAAGCGACTCATGGAGGAAGTTCCAGAAATGAAAGATTTTGTAGACTATGTTAAGCGTGAGTGTTTCAGATTGAACGAGTTAGCTAGTATTGATATATTGTCCCCGGTTGATTTGGCAGTGGAGGTCAAAGCTCGGCAGAGAGCGATAGAGAAACTTGTCGAGATACTCTCACCACTTCTCTCTCTACAGGATTTCGAGGTGCAAGATAAAAATGAATTTGCGATTGACGTGGAATAGTTATGTTTGCAAAGTGAAATGTGGTATAATTATATTATTATGAAAAACAAAAAAAATATGACACCAGAAGAAGAAATTGTAGCTGTAGCTGAAGAAAAAGTATCTTCAGTATCTGTATACAATGCTAAAGGTGGTTTTATCCGTACATACAGCAAGGAGGCTCATGGAAAAGATTTTATGAAACTTGCAGAAGGTTATGCGGTTAAGATTGGTGGTACAGTAAAATAGGTCTTTGATAATTTATAAACTTCAACAACTTGGGGGAATTGATTAATGTCCCGCAGTGAAGTTTATGTTGAAGTTTGCTTCACTCGGAACATTAACCAATCCTCTCAAGGGTTGGTTTTCGTTTTAATAAATAAAGAGCCAATGGCTCTACACACAAATATATCCAATGGATAATGAAAAAATAGTGAGTGCTGAAGAATTAGCAGCCGAACAGGTTGCCCTTCAGGAAAGTAAGGAGGATGAAGTTCGCGACAGAGTTATCTCAGAGTATGGCTTCGATGAGGTGGACGATGCCGATAGAATTTCTAAAGCTGTTGCCAAGGAACTTGAACATTCTAAAAAAATGTCTCAAGCGATAGGGCAAAAGATTAAATGGCGAACTGAGGCTACTAAGCCAAAGGAGGCCGCTCCTGCCGAGGTGAAGAAGGACTATGTCCCTCAGACCCTTGATATAGGTAAGGCTGTGAAGCAGTCACTTGAAGAAGAATTTCTCGCTGACCTTGAGTACTCTCCTGAAATTAAAAAGGAGATAAAGAGAGTGGCTGATATTACTGGAGTGACGGTCAAAGCAGCGCTTCGTGACCCCTACATAGTTGCTAAGATAGCGGACTACACAAAGGCTCAAGAAGTAGAAGAAGCTTCAATTAGTAAAACTAACCGACCAGGTGGTACCAAATCGTATTCTTTTGAGAGTCCACCTAATTCAAACATGAACACACCGGAAGGTCGTGCAGAGTGGGAAAAATATAAGGCGGAGATGATAAAGAAGGGATATTAAGGACACTGCCTGGTTATAATAATTAACCAAAATGTCATTAACAGGAATAGCGGATTTGGCACCGGATTTTTGGGCACGAGAAGCGCAGCGTTCTCTCTTTGTGGATAACAAAGCGATGGCGATTGCGAATACCACACTCAGAAATTTGGTAGCCGGTGAAGGAGATACAGTGAACCGCGTAACGATTTCTTACCCTAATAACGTAACGTACGTACCGGGAGTAGATATTACAGAGCAGGCAATCACTGGAGCAAAAGAATCTTTGTCAATCGGATCATACATAGCATCAAGAGTTACTATCGACGATACAGAGAGAGTACAAAGCATTATCGAACTTGGAACTAATATTTCCAACAAGATGATGAAGACGTTTAACAACGCGGTAGAGCAGGCAGTTATGGCAGAAGTTACAAATGCTATCTGGACACTCGACGACGGAAATGTTGGTGGAACCTCTGGCTCAAACGCAGTAGTAAACACAAACACAGTTCCTCAGTTTTTCATTGCAGCAGACACTAAGCTAGATGCTATCGATGCTCCAAAAGCAGGACGAACAGCAGTAGTTGGTAGTCACTTCCTTGGAATGTTGAAACTTCAGCAAGCAGGACGACAGACTGTATTTGGAGATGGTGTTAACTCACGAGGAGTAGTTGCTAACCTTTTTGGTTGGGACATTCTTTACAGTAACTCACTTCCGTATACAGCAGTTTTGAGTATGGTAACTCAGCCTACAGATGGTGACACAATCACTATCGCGGGTGTTGTTATCACTCTTCACGCTACTCTAATTGCAGCAGGAACTACTTCAGGTGGTTGGGCTGACATTAGAACTAACGTAGACACAACTCGAACGTTCATTCGAGATCTTATTAACTACAACAACGGAACAAATGGAACAGTAGCAGGTGTAGCAGGCACTGACTTTACAGATGTTTCAGCAGAAAACCGATTCTTGTGGCAGAAAAGAGGACTGAAAGCAGTTGATTCAGCAGCAGCTGACACTCTAACCATCACTGGTTTCGGTGACATTTCAGTGTCAGAAACACTGACTCCAGCAGCAGACGGCTTCACATCAAGACGACAGGACTCACTCTTCTGTGTGAGAGGTTGTATTGATTTGATTGTGCAGATTCCTCCAAAGATTGAGGTTATTCGAGACCCAGACCAGTTTGGAGACATCGTGAAAGGTCTACTCGGCTACGGCAAGAAGACTTTCGCAGATGGAGCACGCGAAATGGTTCGTGTAAAAGTGGATGCTTCAACATCAGACTGGGCTTAATAACTCTAACTAACTAACACTATATGACTAAAAATATCGTACTAGGAGTGTTAGGGTTACTAGCACTCGTCTTCGGTGGATTGCTCTTTACAAAGAGTGGTCAGGCACCAGTTTCTTTCGGTGGTATGCCTTTGCTCGAAATGCAAACATTTCAGCAGGGTATCCAAATTGGGACAAGAGGTTCTAAATATACCTTTAAGGAGAAAGGAACCTGTACTCTTCTAGCGAACTTTTCAATTACAGCTTCAACTACACGTTCAGTGAGTTGTGCTGTAGAAAGTGCTCGTTCAGGGGATGTTGTAATGGTGAACCTGTTAGGTTCTACAACATTGGCTTCACAATACATAGTGAAATCATCACAGGCTTCTACAACTTCAGGATTTATTGAAGTTCAGTTGTATAACGCTACAGGAGGTTCAGTAGTACCAGCAGCTACAGATGGCTTTGGTTCTACAACGACTTACCTGTTGGAGAGATACGGGACAGGATTTTAATTCAACCCTAACTTTGGCTCTTCCTTGTGAGGAGCTGAAGATTAGGACTGAATAATTAAAAATTAACTTAAAAAAATGAATAAAGCATTACTCACATTAGCATTTGTTTTGACAATCGGTACCTTGGTGTACATGGTTTCTACAGGTGGTAGTCGTAACTTTGGGGGGTTAGCTACTGGGCAAACAGCCAAGTATGCTACAGCGTCTTCATCGACTATCTCGTTTACAGCGGCAACTACAGCTCTAGCAACATCGACTTCAAGAACGAGAGATTACTTTAGGATGTCTGCTGTTTCTGGAACAGCATATTGTTTGATGATAGATGGACGCGCTGCGACCGCATCAAATTATAGTTTCTATCTTTCGTCTTCATCACCTGTGTTCTCTATGGAGAACGGAGTATATCAAGGGACAGTGAGTTGTACTGGTACAGCCACAATCACTGTTTCTGAAGCTAACATTTAATAAAAAACTATGGTAATAATTTCAGGTGAAGCAAATGATTTAGATTTATATTCAGATTGTCTTTTTCTCTGTGGATTAGATGTTGCCGATACGACAAGTTTTCCTCTGAAAGACTTTATCAGAAGTGCTAACTTTACTATACAGAAAGCAACGAGAAAAATAATCAAGGCAAAAAACTGGCAACACAATGATTTTAATAATGCTACTGAACTAATTGATAGGTCTATTGACCTTGTCAGTGGAACTAACAAATACGCCATCCTTATAACTTGGCTTCGCATAGGCTCTCCTGTGCGGGTGAAGGACTCTGCTGGTAATTGGATAACTATTAAACACAAGGAGAGAAATAAGATGACGGATAACGAATTACTTGCGACAGGTACACCTACGCATTACGATAAAATCGGTAACTTCATTTACTTGTTTCCTACACCAAACTACACCTCTGCTGATTCTGTGGAGCTACAATACCAAACAGGTGCTACTGAACTTGCTTTCAACGCCACTACAACTGTCCCAGGTTTTCCTGTGCTGTTCCACAGAATTGTATCTATAGGTGCAGCTATTGATTATTGCCGTGTAAATATTGCAAGTAGAGTAGATGGGTTAAAGGAGATGATGAAAGAAGAAGAGACAGATATGATCCTCCACTACGAAACACGAGATGACGACGAACAGCCCAACTTAGGAGTGCAAAAAAATGATTATGGAGAAATAGGCTTACTATAAAAACAATGCAACAAAACTTCCGTATGGTTCTTAAAGATTTCGAGCAGTCTGCCTCACCAACTGCTCACCTCGATTCTTTAACAGAGAAAGGAGGTTCTGGTGCGTACTCGTCTGCCACTAATGTGGATGTCACCACACCTGGTATCTTAACTCAAGGACCAGGGCTTTCTACTCTTACTAACGGCACAGAAGCAGGAGCGATTACAGAATTGGTCAATTACATCATGGATATTCCGACAGCCACAGATGTGGCTTACTGTATCGCTGCAACCAAGTTGCATAAGATAAGTGCTACCACGGTGACAAACTCTGGTGGAGTTTTTCCACGTACTATCACAGGAGCGACATCAGGTTCTTCCGTTATAGAATTTCAAGGTAGTGTCTATTATTTTTTCAATAAAGCGTCAGGAGCAGACATCGGTAAGTACGACCAAGTTACGACATTCGATGATGACTGGGGTTCAACTGTTCCAACAGGTATGGCTGCTCTTCAGTCTGCCCCTCACCCTGTCGCTAAAAAAGAAGACATACTTGTCTTCGGTAACGGCAGGTATCTCGGCACGTATGTTTCTAGTAGTAACACGCTCGCACCAACCAAGCTCGACTTCGGTGTAGCCACAGAAGTAGCTGACGTTTGCTTCAACGCAAACCAGTGGTGGGTGGCCGTAAACAGTACAAACGCCACGGGAGCTAATAGAACAAAGTCTCAGATATATCTTTGGGACGGTGCCGCATTAACTTCGCAACTATCGGATGAAGTGGCGGTCGGTGTGCAGAAGATAGGGTTCCTTATGCCTATTAATGGAACTATCTTTGTAGCCTACCAGGATGTTTCAGGTAGCTGTGCCATCGGTTATATTTCAGGCAGGAGTATAAAGCCGCTTGTCTATTTTTCGAGCTTACCAACTTTTGCACAAAAAACTCTTTTCAAAAACTTTATTCTTTTCGTAAACGGAGCGTCACTCTCTGTCGCAGGTAGTGCTACCCCAGACTTTCCATATAGTATTTCGCAGTACGCAGATGGTGGCTTCTCTACAGTTGGTGCGGTAGCCGCTCCATTTGGCACACCCATCGTGGCCAGTACACAAAGCACTTCTTTCAAGCTTGCGAGACTCTCAGGCTTTGACGTTACCTGCGATTGGCGATCACTCGTTATGCCTATCGCGCAAGGGCGAATGGTGGGGCATATTGACTACGTTATCGTGAAGACAAAGAACCTTGGGGCAAATGCTTCGTGTGCACTTCAATTGGAATACAATCAAGCTCAGGTAACCGGTGGTACAGCACAGACTATAACCACAGCAAATAAAAGACGACACACACTCAAACAATTTGCCAACCCCCCACAAGGGGTAGAGGACATACGTGTCTTTGTCTCATGGGCAGGCGGAAGCACTACAAATGACTGTGCGATTAAGCAGATAGAAATCATCGGACACCTAAAGGAAATGTAGACCATGGATGAACTCAACCTCACGCCACAGTATGAATATGTCCCAGCTAAAACTAAGGTCGTTTCAACCGACCCTGAATTTGGTCTAGGTCAAACTATCGGTGGTATGCAGGTAGACGCTCAGCAACTTTCACAAGGGAAGGTGTTTATTCAAGGTGTGGCCCAGCGTATTCTTATTGGCGATGCAACAGAGCCACTTGTAGGGACAGGTATATTTATCGGTTCCGACAATGCTTCTGTTGTCGGCTATGACTTTCGGGTAGGAAACCCGTCGGGGCAGTATCTTCACTGGGATGCTTCAACTGGAATATTGACGGTGGTGGGTAATATAACTGTTAGTTCTATAGATATAGGTGGTGACGATGCTACATCTGCACACATTGACTCTTCCGGTAATTTTTGGACTGGAGCAAATATAGCTGGTTACGCATCAGCGCCAGCTCGTATATCTAATGCCGGTGCCGCAGTTTTTACGAATGTCCAAATCGGAGGAACGACTATTCAGTACCAAATAACCAACTCGGGTATCTTCTCGTTCGGAGATGGTAGTGATGGGATTGCAACACTAGATGGTGCAGCTACTCCATCAGGAATGACACGGTCAGGAAATGATTACACTATGACTCGTGATGTGTATTTCACTAACATGACAATGTCTACGGGGACAACACTTAACCCAGCAGGGTTCCGTATCTTCGGAACAGGCACCATGACTCTAAATGGTACTGCGATAATAAGACGGAATGGGAACGCGGGTGGGAATGGGAGTAACTCAGCAACTGGAGTGGGTGGTACAGCGGGTGCTGCACTTGCAGACGGTTACTTAAAGGGTTCAGTAGCAGGTCAGGTGGGAGGAAGTGGGCCTGGGGCGGGGACTGCTGGAACAAACACATCAAACTCAATCGGAGCTAATGGTGCTGCTGGCGGAGGAGCAAGTGGAGGTGGAGGTGGAGTTGCAGGTACAGCTACACCATCTAATGTAAAGCTTATCGCTAACTGGCATTTAGCAACAATGCTTGATATTTCATCATCAGGTTCAACTGTAAAGTTTGATAACTCAGCTGGGGCAGGAAGTGGGGGTTCTAGTATTTTAAACGGGGGTGTGGTTGGAGGCGGAGGTGG